TGGATGACTTTTAGGTCGGCTGGTTGGCGGGATAAGTACATCGCCGCCGAGGAGGAAAGAGAGCGGACCCAAAGAGAACTAGACTTCACCAAATCAACTGTTGTTGGACTGTTCAACAAACCAGTTTATGTATCGCTTAGCTCCGACCAAGTAGAACAAATAGCAATAATGGTTTCAAACCGGATGAAAGAACAACCAGACCAATGGCTGAATTAAAAAGAGAAGTAACTGAAAAATTATGTCAATTCTGTGGTGCAAAGTTTTACCCACTGAAGTTAGACACCAAGACGTTACGTAATTTTGCAAAGAAGAAATGCTGCTCCAACAAATGTTCTCGGGCGTATGTTGGTCAACTCAATATAAAAACCGCTGAAATTAAAAGAGCCAATAAGGTTCCAGAACCGCTACCGGATAACAAAAGATGTTCCAATTGCAAAAAGGTAAAACCTCTATCGGAATTCGGCCAATGTAAGACGGGAAAGCACGGTGTATACAATTACTGCGGTACTTGCCACAATGAGTACCAACTTAATCGACACCCGAATAGAAAGAAGATAGATGAAAAAGAAGCAAGAAAAGTTGGTCTTAAGAAGCTAGGACTGAAAACGTGCAGTTCTTGTAAATCAGTCAAACCGAATGATGAATTCTATGGCGACCCAAGACATTCCGATGGAAAACAATCCCATTGCAAAGATTGCTGTAATCAAACACAAGACAAAAACTATTTGCGGAGAGAATACGGTTTAACAATAGAGCAAATCACTCTACTAATGGATTTTCAAGACGGTCGTTGCGCCATATGTAGGCGACCTCCTAAGAACTACAAATTTAACATTGATCACTGTCACAAGACTCATCGTGTTCGTGCTTTGCTCTGTGTTAACTGCAACACTAATCTGCTGCCTTATGTTGAGAAATTTCCAGAGTGGATTGCGAAGGCTATTGAGTATTTAAAAGATCCCCCGGCTTTTTCAGTAGTCGGCGAAATCTTCGTCCCCGAAACGAATCAAAGCAGGGTACGAGAACGAAGAAAGCTAGAGAAGAGTATAAACACGGGCGAAAGCCCCACAACCTAAAGGAGTAACATCGTCATGGCAAATAAATTTGTAGGTTTTTTGGAATCTGTAGGCAAGGAGTTTCTAAAAGGATTGGCTTTCGCAGTCAAGTATGCAATTCCAGTCGAGAAGTTGATCGGATTGATTTTCCCAACGTTGGCACCAGTGGCAACAGAAGTTGCGGACGCCACCCAACTCATCCAGACAGCGGTTCTCCAGGTCGAGCAGAAGTATGCGGCTTCGGGTATACAGACTGGTACGGGTGCTCAGAAGTCGGAAGAAGTTCTCCTCCTCACCGAACAGGCTGTTACCTCGTTGTTGGCGCAGGCCGGCATCAAGGCCGATACCGCTTATATCCAGAGCATCATCAACGCTGTCGTGGCAATTCTCAACGTACAGGCTCCCCCAACCGCATGATATTCACATACTCACGAACACAGCTAGAAGCTATTAGGGCACGACTCGCTACTGAAGGGGTCGTGCTGACAGGCGACTCAGGTACGGTCTGCAAGGAAGGTGTGACTATTGTTTTCACCTACGGAGAACCAAGTCTGATAGTTACTGTGACCAACTACGGTGGGCACCCACATTTCTTTGTAGATCACGCAGTTAAGGCTTGGTTTAAATCTTAGGAGGCGAGAATGCCTTATCCCTACCACTATGACAACGAACACAAACCAGACGACCACGGTGATTTTGACCTGCCGACCCTACACAAACTTGTCCAATCGTTCAAAGACTTCATCGACGACATTTTAGAGAAACGGAAGACTGATGCCAAAGATTAGTGAAGAACTACGGACAAAGATAAGAGAGGCTAAGTTAGCTGATCCGAGTCTGTCGGGCCGGGACCTCGGGATTAGGTACAAGGTTCACAAGGCGACGGCCAATGATATCGTTAGGGACCTAAAGTTTAGTGCGGGTCCTTATGGGTTTCCGGTTCCAGAGACTAAGTTTGTCCAGATAATGGACATCCCCGAGACCAGCGAGATTAAGGGCGACGACTGGACGATCACCCTACCCAAAACCAACATAAAGACTCTGGAAGAATTGGTGGATCGGTGCAGCATTGATCTGTCCGTCTGGGAGGTAGAACGCTGGTCCGCGAACCAGTGGGCGATGGGGGCGAAAGACGCAAACGGAGATATCCAAGTCACCCCCCTGTACCAAGTCAAAGCCTTTCTGAAGCGGAAGAAGAACATTGTTGATGCCAAGGCTGAGATTGAGGCGTTGAAGGCTGAGGCCAAAGAGTTCATGCGGGTTCCTATGCCTGTGGTATATACAACGCAGGACTCCGACAATAACCTCGAATTGCTCATCCCTGATTTGCACCTTGCGAAACTGGCTTACGGCAAGGAGACGGGGCACAAGGACTACGATGTTGACCTTGCGGAAGCATCCTTTGACCGCGCCATCGACAACCAGATCCAGTACAACTCTCACTTCAACATCGCTGAGATTACTCTGGGAGTAGGGAATGATGTGTTGCAAGCCGACAACATTCAAGGTACGACGTTCGGGGGTACTAAGGTGGATGTGGACTCTCGTTACAGACGTACATACGTCGTTGCCCGAAAAATGTACAGTAGGGCAATTGAGAAGCTTCGTAGGGTAGCGCCAGTAAAGGTGAAGGTTGTGCCGGGTAACCATGACACTTTGTCCGCTTTCACTTTGGGTGATTCTCTGGAATGTACGTTCGAGCACTACCCAGATGTGTTTGTGGACAATGGGCCTATCATGCACAAGATCGTGGAGTGGGGAAAGGTGTTCTTAATTCTTACCCACGGGCATCAAGGCAAACAGTCCGACTACGGCATCTGGATGGCCACGGAGTACCCTGAGATATTCGGAAGAACACTGTTCCGAGAGATTCATTGCGGCCACCACCACAAACTGTCTCTTGATGAAAAGTTTGGTATCAGAGTTAGAAAGTTTGGAGCGCTTTGCGAACCCGACGAATGGCACTCGAACAACTTGTTCACAGGAAACCTGAGAATCGCGGAAGGTCTTCTATGGAACAAACACAGAGGTCTTTTGAATCACGCGCACTACACGGAGGTGGATTGATGTTTCTAGGTATAGCAATAGCGGTTTGGGTTGTGACGGGGTTTATCTCTTATGGTATTCATGTACACGAGTACCAACGGCGATATGATTACCATGATGCTTTTCCGTTTGCGTTGTTTGTTTTTGCACTTGGTCCTGTATCTCTTTTCTCAACCGTATACTTGCACAGAGGTCCTTGGGGTTTTCAACTTAAACCACGAACACGCGAAGAACGGTACCGGAATTTCGTCGCGGAGTATCCGTCACTCAACTATACCCGAGAACAGTTTGACGAGGAGTATTGATGTCCGAATACACGAAGCCACCAGAACTCCAGCAGGTAGGCGGCACCCACTATACGGACATGACGATTGAGCCTATACAGTACATAATGGCGAATGATATGTGTTTCAATTCTGGTTCCGTACTTAAGTACATCAGTCGGTTTCGCCGCAAGAACGGTTTGGAAGATCTCTATAAGGCCCGCACGTTCTTGGAGTTTCTGATCAACGACGTGGAACGTAATCCCAAGAAGTATGGGTTGGACCCCGAAAAGACCGCATCGCAAATGAAGAAATAATCTGTCCAGAAAATGGAAAAGCCTCCCGAATGATCTGGGAGGCTGATTTGTTTAAGACTGAGGTTATTTGTTGGTAACGGCTTCTCCTGCTTCGTGAGAGAGAACACGGACAGCGTCTGATGCGCCCTTTTGTGCTTCGGGGTTTTCGGCCAATCGACCACCAGCCCTGAGAGCGGACCATGTTGCTGGGTGGTTAGCAATGAAGTCGAGCATATTGCGGCCAGTCTGGACTCCTGCGTGTTCGTTGACCACGGATAAAAGTCCAAGTGCGCCCAATCCAATCTCTGCGACATGCGGGCCAATGGCACCGCCCGCCAATGCGGGAGCAGTCAGTAGGCCTACACGGACAAGGCGTTGTACGTTCTTCACGTCGTTAGCGTCTTTCGACAAGGCCGAAATTGTGGATTGCGGGTCATTCACGGAAAACAGTCTGTCTTTGGTCGCGGGGTCAATACGGTTCCAAGTCTCCATGAATCGCGAAGCGTTGAAGTTCCCATTTTCCGGTTTCGCATCTTTGAGCATGGATTGAAATACTTGGTTACCAAATTCTTTGAGTGGCTTGTCTCCTTGTGTGCCCATTGGGTCAAGAACTTTTTGGAGTGTATTGAGACTCCGCTGGACAGTTCCTCCTGAAGGCGCACCAGAACGATTGATCAATCCGACGAAAGCCTTGGCTGCATCGTCAGGCGCACCCTTGGGGTCGGTTATTTTCTTGATAACAGGATCGTCGAAGGCACCAATATGTTCTTTGTAGTTATCTCGGAGATAGCCATATTCATCAGCTACGTCTGGGTCTTTGGCTTTGGTCACGAGATCGTCGATGGTCTTATCAATACCGCCGATCAGGCTGCCATATACCTTCTTGTCGGCCAAATCTTCGGAATCGAAACCTTTGATGTCTCGCATTCTTTCGCCGATCAATCGGCGCTGATCGGTAAGAGTCTTGAGGTCCATGTTGATGGGTTGGGATTGTTGGCCCGGTACATTCTCGGTGTGCTCGACGCCATTATTATCGACCCACTTATCCACGGTAGGTTCGGGTGTCTTCCCTAGGTCGTTCAATTCCTGAAGAGTAGCATTTACCCGATCTGATCCGGGACGACTCTTATCCAAGGCGGAGTCAAAAGGTGTGGCTTCTGATTTACCTTTACCGAGAAGTTCTTGAACCGTTTTATACAGAGGGCTATCTTGATAAGGAACTGTGGTGCCGGCAGTCCGTTTCTGAAACTGCTCTAAAGACTTACCGTAGTTATCGCTTAAAGTCTGTGCGTTTTGATTGATCGTGTCCGCCAGATTCTGCGACACCTCACCTTT